TTCTTGACAAGTTCGTTGTATATTTCTTCCAACTTTTTAAGAATTTTCAACATAGCCATATCTCCCTATCTCCGTTTACCGTAAATGTATAAATATCCCGCGTCAAGATCTTCTGCTTTCAATCCGCTTACAACAACGCCACCCATAGGGATAACCAAGTAATCAGACAAGGCTGTTGCTTCTCCGCCTGCCACAACAACGCCTGCACCATCTTCAAGTAAAAAACCATTCGCCGCACCGATCTCAGAACCTGCAGCAGAGATCCATACAAGAGTTTCGATCTCATACGACGCTGTTGTTTCTTGATCAGCAGCCGTAAACTGCACCATGTTGCCCTCTTCGATAGTAGGCCCTGCAGCAATCGCAGGATTAGCCAAGAGGATTAATGCGATTAAAACTAATGAAAAAAGTGTTTTCATTTCATCCCCCTTATGACGATTCGTCAGCGTCAAGTTTATCAAGACAGTCATTAAACTGCGTGATGAAGTTATCAAGAAAAGATACAATCTCTGCCTGGCCAATGCCTGTGCCAGAAACAAGATCACTGAGATCAACAGCATGTGTTGCAGCGTAATCTTCGTCTTCTACCCCTGCGTCTGCATCAAGTTTTGCCAAGATTGCGTTCCAATTCGTTTCGATCTCCAACAGAACAGCGTACAAATCGCCCTGGTGAATACCCGTTGTTCTTAAATCATTGCGGCCGATCAAGGCCGTAAGATCATACGTTGCTGCAAAATTCGTGTCCGTAACTCCACCGTCTGCGTCAAGCTTTGCGTTCATAGCGGCGATCCCTGCAGCAATAGCAACGATCAGCGTGCCTAAAGCTTCTTGAGACATTCCAGTATTGTTTACAGCAACTGCAGCGATTCCACCTGCATTACCAACATCAGTGAGAGCAAGCGTTGAATTATAATTTGTATCAGCGACTCCTGCCATATCCGTGACTCCTTTTTATTTCGATTAAAAGGCTAGGGGCCAAAGCCCCTGCCTTATTTTCTTGTGTCCAACTACTATTTTACAATAGCGATCAAATTCACCGTTGTGTCTGACCAAGCAGTTGAAGCCGTACCATCTTGTTCTACTGAAGTGATCGTAATGACCAAGCTTGAGAAAGAAACTGCAACAGCCGTAAAAGCTGCGTCTTGCCCTGCATTAGCACATACAATCACATTCTGAATTTCTGAGACATTGTTGCTCGCAACAGAAAGCGTCAAAGTATCTGACGCACTTGCGATAGCGAGATTATAAAAAGACAACAGCTTATATTCGCCTGCAAGCTCAGTTGGTTTGTTTTTTGGGTTTGTTATTGCTCCCATGATCCGTTCTCCTTTTCGTTATTTATTTATTAGTAGCAAACCACTAACAAATTGACCGTTGTTCCCGTAAATTCATCTGCTGCCGTACCTTCTTGCACAACAGAAGTGATCGTTACTACTAAGCCACTAAAACTACATGCGACTTCAAGAAATCCATCGTCTTGCCCGCCGTTACAACATACGACTGCGTTCTGAATTGCTGTGATGCGATTGTCTGCTTCAGTCAATGTCAGAGTGTCAGAAGCTGCCGCGATAGCCAAATTATAGAAGGAAAGAAGCTTATACTTTCCGGCAAATTCTTTTCCGCTACCGCCTGGGTTTGTTATTGCTGCCATTGCACTATTCCTTTCTCAGTAAATGAAAAAGACTTTTCGGGTGATCACACTCTTATGCGACCACCCTAATCAGTCAAATATTACACAAGCGCTGTGATCGCAGTGTCAACCGCAACGACGCCGTACTCTTTACTGTTGAACATGATCTTTTGGATTCCGCCGATAAGACCAGTCGCAAAACCTGTCTTATTTTTGTAATCAAAAGTCTTTTCAACCCAACCATTCGGATTCTGACATTGCACATATCCACCTGCTTGACGACCACAAAGCAAAGCGCGGCAAGCATCTGCCGTACAATTAGTACCCGTTGCTGCTCCACGAAATGAGTTTCCTGCTACATCAATATCAAGAAACGGTACATATTCGTGTTCGTGGATGATCACACCATCCCAAACGCCAAGAGCGCCTGTAAAGATTGGGTTCTCAGATCCGCGTGCTGCTGCTTCGCGCTGCGCTTGAGCAAACGTAGCGTTGTTCTTCAGATCAAATGCCTGATAAGGATGAACAAACAACACATAATAATTTTTTCCACCAATTTTCAGTGGGATGATCTTTGGGCTTGCAGTCATTGCTTTGACCTTTGCGCGAGAAATCAACGCAGGAGTGATCAAGTCAGTTGTCGCAAGTGAATCGGTTCCTGCAGCATAGTCAGCACAAAGGTAACGATCACCAAAGCCTGCAGCCGTGTCTGCATCAGGAATATAATCAGGAGTGTTCGACCAACTACAATCTGCACCAACAACCGTACCTGCGATGTCAGTAAGAGTAGGATTAGTCACACCCGCCAACTTTAGGAAAAACTGTCTTTCGATGAACTCTTGCAAGCGTGTTGCAAGTTTTTCTTTCGCGTCTGCACGCATGTTGTAAGCGTTCTTCTGCTCATCAAGCACACCTGTCAAACGTACACCAAAGCGTTTCTGATTGATCGTGATCGATTCTGAATAAGCGTTGATAGCTTCTTCATTACCTTCCAACTCATTATCACCGTCTACGCCTGCGCCAGTCAATTTAGCTGTTAGGCCAAAAGTAACCGTGTCGCCTGATTCTTTTTTCAACTCGTCTTTGATCTGGATGATGTTATTAGAATCTTTGCCCATCATTCCATTTTCCACAAAATACAACCCGTCCATAGCATCTTTCATTAATTCTTTCTGCCATAATTCAGGACGCATTGCATTAATTGATACTGTATTTCCCATTGTGAACGCCTTTCAGTTTATGTCATAGCAAGCAATTACCCGCCCTGCAACAATCTGTCTCTTACGTGCTTTGGAAGCTTGTTGTATTCAGCCTGTGACATACTGACAACATCTGCTGCCGTTAAGTCATCGACTGATACTTTCCGCGATCCGCCGCCCGTTGATCCACCGATCTTCGCTGACCCGGTTCTCTTGCTTGCGTTATCGACCATTTTATTAATTTTATTACCATCCATTTTTTGACCTTCAGAGCCTGCTGCCCCGATCTTCTTTGCTTCCGCAAGTAATTCTGCAAACTGTGGATGAAATTTACCAAAGCTATACAGCACTTCAGCCGAATTTTGCTCAGGATCTGCGATTGCTTTCACGACTGTATGATAAGCGTGCCTGGTTTTGTCCACCTTCTTTATATATTCAATGGCGATGTCTGTCACTGCGTCAAAATCATCGTACTTTGTACGCGCCTCAACATCGTTTGCATCAAGCCGTTTGTTAAGAACTTTGGCTTTTTCTTTTCGCACTGCGTCGGCTTCTGCCTGCCGTGTCGTCTTGTCTTCTTCTCTCTGATCGAGAAGAGCATTTATTTCTTCCTTGCTCATTCCATCCGTTACGTCAGGATCGTCAAGGTCTATGTCCAACTGCGACTTGTCAGGATCTGCTGTGCGCATTTCAGCGATCTTCTTGATGTCAGCTTCCAACGATGAAAGCTTTTCCTCAAAGTGGTTATTCTTAATCTTCAAAAGATCGCGCTCATTCTCTGCAGCTTGCCTTCTCGTTCGATCCTTCTTGCGCAAAAAGTACATTGCTTGCTCATTCTTGTTAAACTTCTTGAGACTTTCATGCTCTTTCTCAGGATCTTCTGTCATAGCCTTGAACTCTTCGTCGGCGATCTCCTTTGGCGTCTTCTCAGTTTCCTGATCGGCCTTTTTAGAAGTGCCTTCTTCCTTATCCGTTGCAGGCTTTTCATCGCCTTCACCGTCTTGCGGCTTTTCGATAAGGCCATGATCTTCGGCCATCTTCACCTCTTCTGGTGATAACCCTGATTCAAGCGCCTCTTCTGCACTCACTGGCACAGTTTCTTCTGTTGTCGGTTCTGTTGCTTCTGGAACTTCTACAGTCATTACTTCGTTTCCCATTACGTTCTCCTTTTTTTGGTTTTCACCAATTATTGTTGCTCTCCGCCCTGCTGATTTTGTTGTTCAGCCTGACGGGCTTGTTCTATCGATTGCTTAATCGATTTCTTTGAATCCTCTGATAACATACTTTCTTCTATAAGAACTTCTGGCGGAATTGGGATCTTCTTCTCTGCCATTTCCAACAGAAGCAAATAATTCGCATATTTGACTGTCTCTGTGTACGCACCTTCGCCGATCGCTACATCGTATTCGCCAAGCTCTGCATCGTTTAAGACCATATTGAACATAGCCTTGACGTTCTTCCTGTTCACTTCCATCTTCATCGACTGCTGACCCTGCCCGTTGTCTTCCATAACTGGCGTGCCTTGCTTGCCTTCTTGCATTACTGGCGCCGTGAAATTCTTTGTGACAAACGCATCGCCAACAACCTTTTCGGCTTTCTCTGTCGTAAACAATTCACCAAGCTGTGACAAGATAAACTGCGCAAGATTCTTCTTTGTCTGGCCATAATTGTCCATAACTCTCTGGATCATAACCATGCCTTGCTTCTGACGTAAGAAAATAGCGCGTCCTGAAGCTGATTTGTCATCAGAAACAGCAAGAAGATCAGAATTAATGCCTGAGATCTCCTTCATATCGTTTGTGTTCTCTCCGGCAAGCTGCGCATGGCCCTGTGAAAGTGGTGCGGGGTTGATCCTTTCGGGTTTATCAAAGCCTTCATTGTACTCAAGCATGACGCCAGGTGCGGCCCCAAGCTTACGTACCTCTGATTTCTTAACCCATGCTCCCTTTTGACTGAGCCATCCGCTATTCGCCGTACTATTTAAATGCCGCATTTCTTGCGTTCTTCGCTTATTAAGCTCGCGTTGTGGATCCTTTAAAGCTCTCACAATGCCTTGAACCATGTATTTGCGTGCATTTTTGATCGGAGTTGTGATCCTATGGCCGAAGAAGGGAATCAATGAGAATGATTTCCATCGTGGATAATACGGCGACAGGTAATCATCAATGACTGTATCACCCAACAGTGCGGCGATTCTGAACTCTGGGATCGTTCTTGGTATGATCGCTGTCTTCGGTTTGTCAGGATTTGGATCTCCGCCTGCATCAAGCTCTTCAATAAGCTTGACATAATTTTCTGCATCTTCTTTGTTTTCAACCTCTTTCGTCGTTTTCTTAATACGATCGATCACAAGGTAGCGCGTTGCATATTCTTTATAGTGATGTTCGATAAGATCAAATTCTTTCCGATTGCTCAGGCCTGCATGGATCTGTGCCGATACCGCATTGCTCGATGATTCGTACCCTCTTTCCTGCTTGATCTCTTCTTCGCCTATTGCGTCGATGCTGATCTTGCGATCGGTGATCCTCTCAATCTCTGCCTTCTTGTCTGGATATAATTGGATCGCCTGGTTCTCTGTGATGTTCTGCGTCAACTTATCGATGTATTCTGCGTCGCTCATATCATATTCGCTGAAGTCAGGATCAGGGAATACGTTCAATGGACTGACCTTTTTGAAGCGCATACGGCCATTTAAGAGATCATACGTGCGATCGATGTACGGTTCTATCCATCCTTCACCACAAATAAGGCCATCTTCAAACATTTCTGACAGTTTATAGTCAACTTTACCGCGCTTGGCGACGTTTTTAAGCAATCTTGTCACGATGTCGCTTGTCAGACCATCCTCACTACCTTCAGGAAATGCCTTGAAATCGGTTCTATTCTGTCTCTCGATGCCGGAAACCATGAATACATTCGGTTGGATCTTGTTGATCGTGAGTCCTCTGACGCCCTTCTTAGCAAGCTTTATAAGCTTATCGTCTTCCCATTGCTTCCCAACTGAAAACTCATAGTCTTCTATAGCTTCTGCGATCCAATCTTTCTTGGCGTTATAAGCTCTTTGAAAATCTTCTAATATTACTTTTTTATCCAACATCGCCGATCTCCTTTGGTTACTCTTTGATATTAGCCACAATAGCTGCAAGAAACGCTTTTGCCTTGCTGCCAGGCTTCACATCATTCTGCTGCACCCATTTCCCGTTCACTAGCTTATAGTTTGGCCTCTTCTTCATCGCTCCCCCTTACACCAGATCAGGATCTAAATCCTCGTCATCCTCATCTTCGCGCATATATCCTGCAGGTTTAACAACTGGCTCTGCTCTTCCAACCGCATCAAGCCCCATTATGTATGTATCACTTCTGTCCGGCGAACACCTCAGCATCTTCTTGATCTCTTCTTTTGTGAGGATATATATCTTGCCGTTTGATCCGAATTTATACGGAAGTCCTGCTAACTGCCTGATCAACTCAGGATCGTTTGGTATGTCGCACTTGCTCTCTGCGAATTTCTTTGCTGCCTTCCAGTGGTCTTCTGCACGTTTGTTGCCGAAAGTTATTGAATCAACTGCACTTAGGCGACTGTCGTACCCGTAGATCGTCATCTTCTTGTCGTTCTCATAGATCTCACAAAGACGATCATACACGCCTTTACCTGATCCGATTACGTCAATGGCGATCATGTTGCTGCCGTTTTGTCTCGCATGTGACTGCAACCTGCCGCATGTGTCCATCAACGTGCGATGCGCATAAATCTCTTGATCAACGATGCGAGTGTTGTGCATGTCGTATATGACTGTCTCGTCCTCACCACCTGATTCAGATATGTCTGCGACCGTAATTTTCTTTAAGATTGGATCATTCTGATTATTGTTGACGTTCCATTGCACATGCCTGAGTGGGATCGTGATGTTCGCAATGTCCAGATCTTCCCATTTCCCGTACAAATATGCGCGTAATAGCTCAGGTTTGAACGAAAAGGCCTTCTTTAATGTGTCGATGTATGAAGGCGGCAAGAACGGATTGTCTGTAGGTAATGCTTGAATGAAGCGTGTACCAGGCTGCGGGTTGTCAATAAACGCATCCTTAAGCCAACAAACAGCCGGATTAGCTGTCATAAGACCTTTGTAGTCATAATTCTTCCCGCGCATCTTAAAACGCAATGCCCCACGCAATGCGCCGATGTCTGACTCGCTACACTCTTCTGCCTGATCAATGAAGTAAAATGCGTACTCAGCACTATTAAATTTGTTTAATGTCTCAACACGATCCATTCCACCAAACTGCAGCGCGACCGCACCACCGATGATGATTAGCTTCTCCTGCTTCCTGATCTCGTAAGATCCTTGCGGGATGAAGCGTTTCCATGTGTTCAGCGTTGTCGTATTGAAGTCAACTGATTGCTTTCTGCCCATATAACCAACAACAGGCGGATGCTTTGAAGGTTTAAGATCGTAGAAGTTCTTGATCCCACACGCTTTCTCAAAAATCCAATAGCAGCCAAAAACTGATTTACCACCACCTTTTGCGCCGCCGTATAACACTTCCTGCACTTCAGGATCGTTAAGCGTATCAAATGCAAGCCCTTGTCTCTTTGATATCGTAAAAGCAACATTACCCATTGGCCACCTCGTCTCTGTCCTTGTCTTCGACAAACACAACAGCAAAAAACTCTGGTATGCCAACAGTAAAAGCTTGCTCTGCAAATTTCAACGCGTGTTCTCTTGTCCAGGGGATAAGTTTTGATTCGTTTTTACCCATTGATCACCGTCGCCTCTGCCTCGATGATCGCGTCAGCCTCGTCAGGAGTGGCTGTCTCAGGCAATACATTGAACGTAATATTGAATGTCGTATCGCCTTTTTCTTCACGATCGTTCTCACCAACATTACGTAAATAAGCTGTAAGTTCTTTCAGGTAGCCAAGTTGTGTTTTGAAGTCTGGTACTTCAACAAAGTCTTTTGCGTTAGCGTCTGAATCTTTGCCAACAAGCAACGATACAACCTTTGTGGCTCCCTTTGTTGTCTGGCCCTCGATCGCCATTGCTTCATCAAGCAACCCGGATCGTTGTGCCATATGCTGTATAAAAACACGCGGGGTGAGCATCATTCGCTCTGCAATGTCATTAGGCTTTGACGAAAGCATATCATCCTGCAGCTCTCTGCTCGTAAAATCAAGTGCTTGTTTCTCATTCATGCCAGACATCATTGCTGCGTTGTATACTGTCACGCCATGCTCATGCACCATCTTAAGGATAAGATCCCTTTGGAAAGAAGGATCTACCTTCTTGATCACTTTCTTGGTCTTCTTCTTCTTGGGCTTACCCTTCTTCTTAACCATCACATTCTCCCCTCATTCGTTTCTAAAACGATCCCTTTGCCCTTTCAGACAATCGAAGTAGTCTCTACTAATAAGAGGAAAGGTAGCTAATTAAGCACTTTTAAAAAGCTTAAACAGCTACCTTCAAATGATTTAAAAAGATTTTATGCTGCAACACTTGCCTGCAACACTTTTCACAATGATTTGCTCATATCACTTCTCCTTTAACAGATGGTTGCGGATTGCTTGAGTTAAATTGTAGCAGTAGGCATTAAATTCCCTTTTTGTGATAATCCAAACATCATCTGCTTTACCTTCTTCTAAACTGTCGCATCTCATTTTTGCAACGCTCCAAAACAAATCCCTCGCTATCTCTCTCAACCCCTGCACCTTCCCTGCCAGAGCAAGTATTGTTTGCTCTCTGCCTTTGTTTTTCCACCCGCATGGAGTTACATTTGAACAATTACCATAGTCAAGATAAACTTCATCTTTCTCAACCATCCCATCAAGTGCTACTACATCTTCTGCGAGTTTGTACAATGGGTGAATTTCGCTAATGCTGATTTTGGTTTTCTTCCAATCAAATACGTTCTTTAATTTGTTGACACATTCCTTGATTTTATCCATTATGTTCTCCCTTGCAATCACATCGCTTATAATAATAACTATTCTCCTTGCCGCACTTACGGCACTGCCAGTACCATGTGTAGCATATCTTTGTTGGTGTTATCTTTGGTAGCTTACTCATTTTGATTGCTCCTTACACGATCCCAAAGTTTTTTAGTGTTCTCTCAGCGCTTGACTTCAAACTCTGTATATTTAACAATGTCCTGCCAGCAGTGGTGTTTTCGTTTATCCTTCTAACACCATCAATCAACGGCTTCAGCTTTTCTTTGATTTCATCCTGCGTATAAAACTTCTGCTTGGTAAGGCCTTCCATCCACACCTTGTCCATACAATCTTTCACGCGCTGCATTTCTTCTTTTGTCAACATTAACGGCCTCGACGGAACACAGCACTCTTCATCCGACGCAATCCACTTACCGCAAACGCTGCACTTATAATCTCTTATTACAGTTTTGTTCTCTGGCTCACGCATGGCTTGGAACATACTTATAACAACCATCATGACATCATGGACTTCAGACGATAATGGTTTGCCCCTAGCTTCTTCCATTGCTCTATCAACAGCCTCATTTAGTTTACTCACGATCCACCGCCATTTCCCCAAAACCTTGCCCCATAACATAGTCTTCTGCGTCAATGCACCCGTCGCACAACTGCACTTCTGTGGCCTCTTCAGGCATAGGTATGATCTTAAATGTGATCCAACAGCCAAAAAATATCCCCATAATCAAAAATATAAGTCTTTCTTTCATAAATCGCTCCTTTCACCGTCCATGTATAAAGCACTGTCTTCACCATCAAACACCAACGCAAGATGATGATATTCATTTTCTGCGACGATCCAATCAGTGTCAGAATCCACCCTTAAGATCTTAAGACCCATAGTCATGCTGCTCGGTTCGTCGCAATCTTGGTCAAATATGATCGTCTCGCCATCCTCAATGAATGGCCTTTCCTCTTCAAAAGGCTCAGGTTCGCCAATCTCATACTTCACCTTCCACCCATTTGAAGAAGGAATCTTGTCAAGCACTACCCACACAAGGATTATGACCAGTATAGTGATCAGTATATTGCTTGCGTTTCGCATATCACAGCTCCTCTGCAACTTGTAGCATTAATATCCTGCCAGTAACCTCTTCTTTCGCTTTGTTAAGATACGCTTCGACGATCCCCAGATGCGAAAGATGCAATCTCGCGCTCTCTAACACGGTCGGCACATGATCAAGATAGCACACAGGGATATTGTTCACTAAAATATCCTGGTATGTTGTCGCCAACTTGAGCGCCTTCTCCATTTCCCTGTAATATCTCATTGTTGCTTCAGCCATAATTACCCCCTTATCGCGCTGATCGTACACCAAATTGCTACAACTGCAGCAACCAGTAACCACATTAAACATAAAAACCCATTCGCCACTTGATAACAAGCGTCAAGACCGATCAACCCACCACCGATTGCACACAACAACAGGATCATAAAAAAATTTCTCTTTTTCATTTCGTTCTCCTTTCGTAAGAGACGGGCGCCGTCTCGTAATCCAACTTCGGTTAATAATCTTCCTGATTATTTTCTACAATTAGGTACGCAAAGAGCAGTTTATCGTCCGATCTTCAGGACTAGGCGCCCGCCTATTCAAGTGATTGTCTTAAGTTTCTTCTAAAATCAAACATGATCTTATCTTTGATCACATCGCATAATAAATTGCAAAATGCTGACTTGCCAAAATACCCGAAATTAAGATCGGCGGAATCCTTCGTCTTATTCAACTCCATGCCAAAGATAAAGCTGTCGTATCTCGTTGCTATTTCATCAATTAGAACTTTTGTCGGCACTAAAGATAATGGATTCATTCTGCCACCCGTCTTCCTCTCCAATCCCTTTTGGGATCGTACTTCTTACATTTCGTACACCAAGTATGTTTG